AAAGAGATGCTTCTCTAAGAGCTGATGAGATTGTTGCAACTGCAGTTTATGGTGTCGGCGAACTACATGATTCGTATGGTATTGAAGTCATTGCAGACTCATCAATCCAATAAATTTATTAATATTGAGGGGGGATTTTTCCCCCTCTTTAGTATATGATAGACGAAAACATAACAAAGAGTGGTTTTATGGACGATAAAATTGTTGAATTAACAAATGGTAAAAAAACTATAAAAAGAAAATATGTTGATTGGGAAATTAATCAAAAGATTTGGGAATTTAGAGGATATAGTTTAGTAAAAGATAAACCTAAAAAGAAAAAAGGTAAAAAGTAATGTGTCATTGTGACGGAAATTGTTTGTTTGGTAAATAATGGCTACTTCTCAATTTGCTGTAGCTAATAGTGATTTACAAGCTATTCAACCTGATATTTTAGGTTTTGGCATTACTGATTTTGGAACTCAATTACAATTTGCAGAAAATGATGTTCTAAGAAAAATTAGAGCTGATTGGTGGGAACGATACAGACATCAAGTAAGATATAAAGATATTACAAAAGTAACAAGTGTTGAAATGACTGACAGTAAACTTACTGATGCTCAATGGAAAAAAAGTGTCGTTTATATGGCGATGTGGAAATATATTTTACCACAATTAACTAAATGGAAAGAACAAGGAGATATGGATTCTTTTCAAATACAAATAGAATTTTACAGAGATAGATTTGAAGAAGAATTTAACCAAGTATTGAAAGATGGTGTTGAGTACGATGAAGATGGGGGTGGCACAGTTTCTGACAGTGAAAAAGAAGCTATGCATACAAATCGTCTTGTTAGATAATGGTCGCTGACGTACAAATTAAAGTTAATACAATCCAAGTTAAAAAATTAATAAGTAAATTAAAAAGAGATATACCTAAAGATATACAAACAGCATTAAATAAAGTTTCAGCTTATGGTGTAAAACAAATTACAGAAAAAACACAAAAAGGTCAAAAGCCAGATGGTGGTAGATTTAGAGGTTATGCACCAAGTACAAAAAAAGATAGATTAAAACGAGGTCGTCAAGTTGGTTTTGTTGATTTAACAGATACAGGTCAAATGTTTAGATCTTTGACTTGGAAAAGGAGAAGACATAAAGCAACTATATTTTTTAGAAGACAGGCTGAAAATAGAAAAGCAAGTTATCATGATTTTTTTGGTGCAGGAAAAAGTAAAGTCGTTAGACCTTTCTTTGCTATTGGACGAAAAGATGAAAATAGGATAAGAGATATATTCTTTAAAAGTATTGGTGTAAGATGAGTGAAAGAGAAGATATTGCTAGTGACATAATTACAAAACTTACTGCTGTCAGTTCCCCTATTACATTTAAAAAAATAACTAGAGAGCCATTTGACCCAGAAGAATTAGCAGATCCACAATTTCCTAGTGTGTATATTCAAAGTGGTACAGAATCTAGAGAAGCAAGCGGAATGGGTGCTGTTGGTACAGGTAAAACACAAGGCACTATTGATTTTATAATTGTCGGATTTGTAAAAGGAACTACATCAAATATTGATACTGCTAGAAACCAATTAATAGAAGTTGTTGAAGAAACACTTGATAATGATATAACTAGAAATGGTAATGCACTTGATACGCAAATAGTAGAAGCTGATACTGACGAAGGAGAAATTTTTCCTTATGGTGGTGTTAGAATTGTGGTAAGAGTAATTTACGAATTTACAAGAGGAACTGCATAATGGCAAAAGATATTAAAATAACAAATGGTAAAGATACTATGACTATTCGTGAAGATAGTCTTGAAAGATTTGAAAAACATGGTTATAAGAAATTGTCTAGTAATGAGCATGTTGTTCCAAAAGAACAGCCTAAAAAACTAGACATTAAATCTAACTCAAAGGAGTAAAATATGGCACATCACGGTAAAGAGGGAGTTCTTAAAGCAGGCTCGACTGTTATAGGTGGAGTTACAGGCTTTACGATTGACACTACTGCTGATGTTGTTGAAGATACCTCACTAGGTAATTCTGCTAAAACTTATTTAGCTGGCAGAACTGCATTTAGTGGAAGTATTGATATGCACTATGATGAGGGAGATACAGCACAAGAAACTTTAGACGTAGGAGCAACTATTGCCTTTACTTTGTTGCCAGAAGGAAATACTTCAGGAGATCAAAGTTTTGCTGGCAGTGGTATCGTTACTTCAATGTCAGTAGGTGTAAGTCTTGATGGTGTTTCTACTCGTTCAGTTGCATTTCAAGGCACAGGTGCTTTAACAATAGGTACAGTCTAATTTATGGCAGAAAAAATAGATTTTTTTGAGGGAGTCAAATCACATTTTGATTCCCTTGAAACTAAGATTATAGAAGTTCCAGAATGGGGTTTAGAAGGCGAAAAAGCTATTTATACTAAACCTTTTAACATGAGGGAAAAATCCAAATTATTTAAAGGTGCTAATCAAAGCGACCTTAATGTTCTCATTGATGTTATTATTGAAAAAGCATTAACTAAAGATGGCGATAAAATGTTTACTATGGAACATAAATTAAAATTTAGAGTTCAAGCTGATACTGATGTTTTAGGTCGTGTTGCAAGTGAAATAATGAACACAGAATCAGATTTAAACGACATTAAAAAAAAATAAAAAATACACCAGAACTTTACGCAATATTATCTTTAGCAGAAAAGCTACATAAGACAGTAAGTGAAATCTTGCAAATGTCTGTTACAGAGTTTAATATGTGGATTGCTTATTATGATTTAAAACATGAAGAATCTGAAAGGCAACAAAGAATCGCTCAAATGAAAAGAAGATAATGGCTACAAAAAAAGTTAATATTGATATCATAGCTAAGGATAAATCTAAAAAAGCCTTACAAGGTGTAAATAATAATTTAGATAAAGTTAAAAAAAAAGCAAACCTAATTAAATCAGCATTAATTGGTATTGGTGGTGCATTAGTCTTACAAAAAATAGTTAGTGTTACTGCTAGATTTGAAGATTTAAGAGATTCTCTTACAGCAGTTACAGGTAGTGCAGAAGATGGTAAACAGGCTTTTGATTTCATAAAAGATTTTGCAACTGAAACTCAATTTAGTGTTGAAGATCTAACAAAAAGTTTCATTATGTTAAAAGCTAGTGGCATAGACCCGACTAGAAAATTATTAACAACATTTACAGATACAGCCGCAGTTACGACAGATCAAATCGGTGTGTTAGATGCAATGACGCGTGTTTTTGCAAGAGGTATTCAAGGTGGTTTAGGTTTAGAAGAATTAAATCAAATCGCTGATAGAGGTGTACCTGTATTTAGAATTTTAGAAGAACAACTTGGTATCACAAGATTAGAAATAGCTAAGTTCGGTCAGTCAACAGAAGGTGCGGCTAAAATATTAGAAGCATTACAAGTTGGTTTAAATGCAGAGTTCGGTGGCGCTACTGCAACTAAAATGGATAATCTTTCTACAGCTATGTCTAACTTTGGTATTGCTGTTGACAATAGTGCTGACGCATTCGGTCAAGGTGGATTTGGCGGTGCATTAACTAATGCTATAAATCAAATGACAAGATTTATAACATTTATAGAGCCATTAATTTCTTTGTTAGGAAAATTAACAGGATTAGTAATTACTGTTTTAGTTACTCCATTTCAATTATTAGGTGATGCTGTTGCTTATGCTACTCAAAAAGGATCAGAATTTTTACAATGGTTAGGGATAACTGAAAAACTTGCTGATGAGGTTTCTACTGCTACTGACAGTCAAACTGAATCAAATAAAAAATTAGCAGAATCAATTGAAGTAGTTGAAATGAAAACTATTGATTTAATATCAGCATCAAAAAAACAAATAGAAGCAAACAATAAAATATTTCAAAGTATCAGAGATAGAAACAAATCAGAATTTGATTTAATTGGCGAAAGAATGGAAAAAGAACTCGCTTTAGTTGAAGAGCAAGAAAATTTATTAAAATTAATCAGAGATGATGCTATCGCACAAGGTTTACAAAGTGAAGAATTGGCTAATGCAAATTATTTAAAAGGATTAGAAGAATTTGAAGATATGAAAAACATGATAATTTTAGAAGCTAAAGATGAAAGAATGAAAATTATTGAAGATGAATTAGAGGAAGCATTTAAACTACAACAATCATATTATGATAAAAATCTACAAGCACTTAAAAGTAGGAATTTTGATTTTGAAAATTTAGAAAAAATGAGTGATGAACAAAAGAAAGATTTAGCTAAAGCAAGTGGTAGAGAACTACTAGGTGAATTAGCTAAAAATAATAAAGCTGCTTTTGAACTTAATAAAGCATTTAAAATAAAAGACGCAATTATAGATGGCATAGCAGGTGTACAAAAAGCATTAGCAATGGGACCTTTTGGTATACCATTAGCAATAATGATTGGTGGTTTAACAGCCGCAAATGTAGCACAAATTGCACAAACAAATTACACAGGAAGGCAATTAGGTGGTCGTGTTAGAAAAGGCGAGCCATATATTGTTGGTGAATCTGGTAGAGAAATGTTTGTACCAAATCAAGATGGAAATATAGTACCTAATCACGATATGAAACAGGGTGTTAATGTAAACTTTAATATTAATACAGTTGATGCTAGAGGGTTTAATGAATTATTAGTTAATAGTCGTGGTGTTATTGTCAATATGATTAATAGTGCTGTTAATGAAAAAGGAAGACAGGCAATTATATGAGTGGGGCATTACCGAGTGTTGATTTTACTGCTGTTAATATTTCAAGTCAGCAAAAAACTTTAGTATCAACTACTGATAGCGGAAAAACTTTTCGTAGGCAAATACAAGGTCAACGATGGCAGTTTAGTTGCGTATATAAACAACAACCTAGATTATCTTTTCAGTCCATAATGGCTTTTATAATTAAACAACGATCACAAAAAGAAAGTTTTACAATTACTTTTCCAAATTATTTAGATGCTAATGGTAATGAATCTGGAACAGTTTTAGTAAATGGTGTTCATGCAGTAGGCGATACAACTATTGCTATGGATGGTTTTCATGCTGACGGTACACATAGATTGCGTGCAGGAGATTTTATAAAATTTAATGGTCACTCAAAAGTTTATATGGTGGTTGAAGATGTTACTTCTAGCAGTAATGCGTCAACAGTTACTATAGAGCCACCTTTAAGAACAGCTTTAGCTAATGATGAAACAGTAACTTATGATGATGTACCTTTCACTGTGCAATTAACAAGTGATGTACAAGAGTTTCCGATGAGTAATGGTGATTCAGACGGAGAGCCACTACATAATTTTGAATTTGATGTTATTGAAAGTTTATAATGGCAAGAGGATTAGCAAGTGCTTTTAAAACTGAATTAGCAACAGGTAATATAAGTCCTGTTTTTTTAGTTCATTTAGGTTTTGCAACACCAGTTTATTTAACAAACGCATCTTTTCCTTTAACATCTAGTGTTAGTGGTAGTTCAATAACTTATACAGCTAGTGGTCATTTACGATCAATAACAGGTGTTAGTGAAACAAATTCTCCTACAAAAAACTCTTTAGCAGTTCAACTATCTGGAGTTGATCAAACATATACAGCAGTAATTTTAAATGAAAATATAATTGGAAAAGAAGTAAAAATTTATAGAGGATTATTAGATAGTTCTAATGCTTTAATATCAGACCCTTTTTTATTATTTTATGGAACAATAGATCAGTATAGAATTGTAGATACTACAGATACAGCAAATGTAACTTTAACAGTTACCTCACATTGGGCAACTTTTGATAAAGAATCTGGAAGAACAACATCAGATAATTCACAGCAAAGATTTTTTAGTGGTGATAAAGGTATGGAGTTTGCGGCTCTAAATGTTTTAGATTTAAAATGGGGGAAACCATAATGGCTAGTTGTAATTTTTATCAAGCAGAAAAAAAAGATAAAGACGAAATATTAGATTTATTACAAAAATTTAAAGATGATTTAATTGATTTAAATTATCCAGACATTGATAAAGATAAAGTAAGGAATTTTTTAAATGTAATTTTAAAAAGAGGTAAAGTTGTGTGTATTAAAAATTTAGATACTGATAAATTAATAGGTATTTGTATGTTTACTAAA